ATCTCTTCCACAATGTCTACCATTATTTACCCATAAAAATGGGTTATTTTTAGGTGATGGAAGACTGACGAAGCGTTGTTCGCGTTAGCGCTGGAACAATTTCAACATCGTTGACCCCCAAAGTAGATAGGGGCAATTCGTCGAAATCGAGAGCGATTTCGTGAAGATCTCCAAAGGTTTTTTCCTGATCAACTGGAACCAAGACAACGCTGGCAATGTCAGACGACATCCGACGGTGTATAAAAGCATACATTTCCGTTGCATAAAATCGATCCCCAAAAATCCAGTTCTCGATATCAAAGAAACGGTTGACCGAGTCAACCACACGTCGTTTAATTTCTTGATCAGAAATAGTCGAGCCGGCGGATTTGATGACTCGAAGGATTGCCCGCGTTTCAGAAGACGCGCCTTCACCAAACAGAACACGGAACCGTGCCGGATGGAAAACAATCGAGTCAGAAACCATCTTGGTGCGATCGAATTGAATGAACTGACGGCGAAGTTCAACACTAGACGGAGGTTCTGGAAGATTCACAGAGTAGTTTCCAGAGCGTTTCCAGCGCTCGACCTCGCGCATATATCCATCTGTCAGCACATACATATCAACGATGTTGGTGATGGCAGGATCAATCCGATGATTCTGCGGAGCGAAGTGTCTCCACTTGTAGTTCAAACCCAATCGGCCCTCAAAGGCTTGCGTCTGATAACTTTCGGAAACGTTCTCCCAAAAAAAGTTCTGTCCATTGCTGCTGAGCCTCCAAGTGATGTTTTCGGACGGCACGAAGTATGTACGCCCAATCTGTTGAAGTTGTTGGGGGTCTGGAAGATCGCTGGTCGAAGCCAAGGCGGTTATATCCGGGTCCACCGCACGATAATCATATCCAAATCTGTCTACATATCGACGAACGTGAATGTATCGATCTATATTGTTGGGATTTCTTTCTATGACCAAGGAAAAAGCATCCAAGTCGTCGGGGGTCCCGTCCCTGTCCGCATCGGTCAAAGAAAGTTCCACTCGACGAGGCTGAACAGATCCGTCATCATTGTAAAGACTGGAAAACGCTGAAAAAGAGTAATCGCGATCAAACGGCTGTCCGTTATATTTCGAGTTGAAGCGCAAAATCTTGATGTAATCAGTTCCAACTTTAGAAAGATCAACATCAACGTCCCGCTGGGTATTTGCGATGTAAAAACGAGACACCTTTACGCTCTCAAAAATATAGGAAAGCCTACGACTCTTGAAAATCCACCCAGATGGAAAATATTGAGCGCTGATCAACCAAGACGCGTCTTGGCTCTGTCCTGTTTGATCTCCAGCATTCAATGCAGAATATGTGGCATTAAACGCCATGTCCTGCTCCTCGACAATTCTCCAACGATGTGAAACGTGGTCGTAGCGAAGTCCGAATGCTCTTCGATCCGTGAGGCGATCCGTGATGGGTTTCACTTCTTCAGCCATCTGCAAATCATCACGAAACTCAGGAATAACCTGTGCGACAAGCCAACCCGTAGGTATGCGTTCATCAATCTTGATCGCCCCTTGGTTGATGACAGGAATGAGCGTTGTTCCATTGCCCAATACAGAAACTACGCGGGACCAACGATAATCCAAAGGATTTAGTGGATTGACGAATTTGATAAATGCGTCGCGGCGAACATAGAAAGCTCCGTTGGATGGGTCCTGATCCGGTCCGACCGGAACAGGATTTCCAGACGCAAAAATTCGTCCGGTTCCTTCCGTCGGCAGCGATTCACCAGATTGCCACACGGCGCCGGGACCGAACGAAAACCGAGGAACAACATCCCAGAAAAAATGACGGAAGGCGAGGTCTCGCAACAGCGGCTCGATCTTGGTTTGATAGATTTGAAAGCTGGTCTTATCTGTTGGCAGCGGTTCCGTGTCGCGCGTGTCATAGACTTTTTGATACAGAACACCGTCATCACCAAACTCGACTGTTGATTGATCTCGTCGTGTCGGGTCGTTCAAATCAATAAAAGGCGAATGACCAGAATATGTACGATTGACGGAAGAAACTTTCAAAATTTCGGAACCCCGACTCAGAGGGAAGTTGTTGTAGTCCTCGTTCGAGACCATGCGGTTTTGTGTATAATACACATAAGGAGCATTTCGTCTCATCTGTTCCAGCGTCTCAGATGGTGCGGAGTTGGCAACCGGCTGCATCAAAGAGAGGAACAAGGTTAACGTATATTCCTGGATCTCTCCAACATTGTTGTTTCGGAAGAACCGAAAGTTTACGGGAATATTTTCAATATCGCGCGGATTGATCGAATATCGCAGACCGTTCGATACGCGATAGGCAAATTTAAAGAAACCTTCTGGCACGGCGGAGATGCGCCCATCGCCAAATCGAAAGGCAACGCGCTCATCATCGACGGTTCTTACGGAAAAAACGCGACGCTGAGTCGGGGAAAGAGCATTGCTGACGAGCGATTCGATTGCCTGAACAGCGTTCCAATATTCCAGAACGCGCCGGGTGTCTGGATCAATTCGCTGAACCCAAACGTCCGTGTTGTTGACACCGCCAGAGCCCGAGAAGACTTCTAAATTTTCTTGAGGCGCAATCTGCAAAAATTCTTCACGCAGTGTTCCCTGCTTGAAATGAACGAAAAAACCGGTGTTCTTGGATGACAGACCGGCGCCATCATTGAAGTATAAAATTCTTCGCTGATGATATTCCGTCGGCGACATTTCGTACAAAAGCCCATTGCCGTCAAAATCGACCGGAACCACCTCAAATGGCATCGACTCGCCGGCAACAGAGGCGGAGAAACGCTCAACAGAAGATTCCGCACGAGAGTTCACTGCATAGATTTCAGTGGGAATGCTGCCGACCTGTCCGGTCTTGATTGGACGACCAATGGGATTGGTTGGAATCAACGCAGAATTCAATATCAGATTAAAATGTTCTCTCCAATTCGGATTGGACACTTCGTTCCACAAAATATTGCGATTTGAGATGTTGATGCCGCGAGAATCTTGTATGGGAAGATCCGTTCGAATCGCCGTGACCTTCAAAAATCCATTTGCTGCAATGTTTCTTGCTGGAGAATATCCTAAGAATCGGACGAGACGCAGAACGGATTCGCGACGCTCTGCCGTATCCAGAAAATTTTCACGGGCGTTGATCTCGACTCGATATGCCAACATCTGGCTGACATATGCCAAAATGTCAACCAGGAACATTGCCTCGGCATTGTCCGTATAATCATTGAAATCTTCAGGATAAGCGCTTTGAAGATATTCTATCAATGCTGCCCGAACAGAATCATAATCGTACGCACGGAAGTTCACCTGCCGGTAAGCCTCATAGAACCTCGACCAAACTTCTGCGCTTCTGAGTTCAGACTGTCGTTTCGCGACGCTCATCTTGACTTTCCTTAATTTTTTTGTCGAAGAAATCCTTCACCTTCTGACGAATTTCTTCGAGATTTGGTTCGCCGTTCATCATTGAACCCTCCGTCTGGAAGCATTCTCACGGTTGAACTCAAATGTCATCGTATCGGCAACCTGTGTCATGATGTTCTCAAGTTCCAAGCTGGCAACATATCCATCGGGAATTTGTCGAACATCCAAAGAGATAATTCTTACCCTTGGTTCTGAGTTCGCTGCACGAATCACTTCGTCGATGATCTGCTGCTTCACCCGTTCCGTGTTCGGTTCAAACAACAGATCCCAGATAATCGTCCCGTATGTAGGATATCCCAGCCGCTCGCCACGGCGCGTGTAAAGATAATTCTTCAATGACTGCTTGATGAGGTCGGTGTCATAGAGTTTAACATATCCCTGCAGAGGTCGATCCGTGGTATATCCCCAAAAGAGTCTTTTTCGAAATCCTTGAAGATCTTGGAAGAGGTTTGCCATGATGATATTTATTTCTCAAAAAAGCCTCCAAAACGGCTGTTTTTCAGATTTTAGACATACGTGTGGCTTGAGGGTTTAAAATGTATATAGGATCTTTCTTCTTCAAAACAGTGCTTGAAAAAAGTTGTTTGCATATGCCTTCTTAGAATTCTGACGGCCGCAAAGTGACATTCGAATTTTTTCAGCTGAATGCATTTTGGAAAATTGATATCTGTCGGCCGATGGATTTTAAAAATGTGTATGAATTTACGTTCTTCCGGAAGCTTCTGGATTTCTTTCACACCCCCTTCCGGCCGAAGGTTTGACATTCAAGATATTTGTTCTGAAACACTCATCCCATCAATCCCGTCAAATTACCCCTTCCCCCCCGCGACGAACAAAATAGCCAATTTTGTGGCCTTTGTTTCGAGGGGGAAGTCCGTTCTAAAAACATAGAACATTGTCGCACCTTGCGTTCAAGAATCTAGATCTTCTTTGAAGACGCGCTACGGGGTTAGCCTGTCGTAGCATAGGGTGGGGCCTTTGCGCGGTTGCGCCTAGCGGGAGTCCGACGCTTTGACAATTCACACGCCGAACCTGTGTGTTGTCGGGCTTGACAGAGCACACATCCACGGATTTTACTCCGGGGTACCTTTTGACTCGCCTCCGAATGACCCTTTGGGGGCTCCGGCGCGTGGTCGCTGCGGTCGCTTCATTGTCGGAAGTCCCTTTTCGGGGCCGACAATGCCTCGGCAGCTCGGCGGCACTACCTCATTTGGACGAGTCCTGTTTTCCCGCCCTGTTTCTGGATGAACCTCTTTCGAGGATCATGTGCCGTATGGTCTAGACCCGCCGTCGCGACGGGTGTCACATACAAGATGGTGCCAACACGTTGAAAAGAAACGTTTTCGTAAAAAGATTCTTCACAACCTTTTTAATTTTGGTTGATAAAGACATTTGGCGATCCACCAATTCGCACATGACCACATGAATCCGGATCCCCTTCGCGGTTAACTCGGCGGCCTCCGATTAGAACATTGTCCGAACCGTTCGCCGTTGTCCAAACGCCCGCAGCGTGCGGCAGCCCCAGTGGATGTCCCGTTCCTATAGACCCATCGACAGAAATTGGCTCACCATTACAGAAAACTGTATAAACGGGTTCGTCTTGTGAAAATGTTGAATTTTGTGGGATCTTCGTAATGATGCCGCCGGCATCATTCGAATCTCCGCGTCGTTGACATCTTCTCTGAATCATGATTCTCAGTCCGATCTTTGCGCAAATGGCTCTCTGGTAGGAACTCTTGGCGGGCTCTCCGGACTTTCTGGTGCAGCAGGATCTTCCGCAGAATCCGCCGTGGTTGCAGCACCGGCCGCCGGGCCGTTGAGGTGAATGGCCTCGGCTGTCAAGATGATATTTTCTTCTTCCGAAAGGACATTGATTGTCTTTTTCGATGTGATAAAGGTATCTTCACCAGAACGAAGGTGGGCATCTTTTCCACTTTCCACGACGAATTCTTCATCTGTTTTTATGTCGATGTTTTTTTTGCCTTCAACACGAAGTTTTTCTAGGGTTTTCAGATCAATGTCTTTTTCTACCAAAAATTTTGCAGTTTTGAGGACCTGGATATCTAGTTCTTCTTCGATTTTTGCTCGAACATTTCCTTCTGTTTTGAGATGGATGTGATCTTTTGTTTCAATCTCTGTGGTTCCACCAACCTTGACATTGACATTTCTCTTAACATCGATATTCAAGTCGCGTTCAGCGGTGAGGTTGATGTCTTTCTTGACAGCAACATTCAAACTGTCCATGCCGAATATGTCTATGTGTCCGTCTTCTCGTATTTCCACCCAAGTATTGCCGTTCTTGGTGATCAAGTAGATATGTCCGGTTGTCTCGGAAATGACCATTTGGACCCCAGACTTGGTTCGCAGGCGAATTAGTTCAGAGCCAACCTTGTCGTCCATGACAAAAACCGATCCACCACGGCTTCGCATTCCAATTACCTGTGATGTGTTTTCTCTTGCGGCCGAAGAGGTTCCGGCACCTCGAATAGGCTGGTTTCGATTCAGTCCTTGTATTTCCAGCTGACGGCTCAACACCTCTTCAGACGGACGTCGCGGATTTGGACTGACGCTTTCCGGGTCGTACGGGTTTTGTTCTGTCGCCGGGCGCGGTTCTCCACCCTCGAACGTCTGTGATTGCGCCGTTCCCGGAAGCATATGATTTTGTCCTGGAATGATTGGAGAACCTATCCAATATCCTTGAACAGGATCATTATCCACGAACACCACCAGAACAAAATTTTCCACATCCGTTACCGGAGCCCAGAAGCCGTATGTTTGTGGCGCACGGCTTCCGATACGAGTTTGTGTTGACGACACTTGGTTCAGATCACGATGTGCGGCAAATGGAGAGCAATAATTCACTGTGAACCAGTTGGCCTCGTCTTGTTCATTTGTTCCAGAGTTGCAGAGCCACACGCGTATTTTCCCCGTGCGGGTAATGTCGTTGACATCTTTGACTTTGGCCAGCTGAACTGGATATTGAACGGCATTCATCTCCGTGAACGAAGATCTGGGGCGCGAACCAGTCAGCCTTTCGAAATGTGGATGCTTGAGAGTATTAAACATTCTTTTATTGTCCTATGCGCACTGGTGGTAATGGAATTCCTACGTTTCTAATAATTCCAGGCGGTTTGTTTCTGGCGGTGTCGATGTGAAAGACATTAGGATGTCTTGTCGCATATGCCCTCACCTGGTTCTCTTGTGTTCTTGACAGAATGTCTGATATCAGCGTTTCGCCGGTTACTGTGGTAAGACCCCTCGACCGTGCCAATGCAGCCGCCCGCGAGACATTAATGTCGATTGCCCTTCCTTCAAGATGTGCGGAATCTGGCGCACCTTGCGCTTTTTCGTTTTGTTCTATCGTTCTGGCCGCACTTGTGATGGTGTGCGCCCTAGCCCACTCTTCTTGTGATATCTGACGATCTGGTGGCAACTGGGCATTCAAAGCAAGCCTCTGTTGATCAAGAACCGCATTAGTTCTTTGTATGGTTTCTTCGTTCAGTCCATTTCTGGAAATCCCTGGATTTGTTCTCATTTGCCCGACGTAGTTGAAATTTCCAGACCGATCCGTAGTTGGTTGTTCGGAACCACCACCCCCAGACGAAGCGCCCCCCTCGCCAGGCGTCTCAGAGGGCTCCGGAGACCCGCGATCCCTTCGGCGCTCTTCGCCGGCCTCTGGCGCATCTTCGGTTCTCCCCCCGTCTCGCTGTCTGGGCTCCGGCGTCAAGCGACCCGTGAAATATTCCTCAGATTCCTCTATTAGCATGAGCCCCGCGAGCTCAACAATATGTTGTTCATCTTTGAACCGATTAACGATCCCCGGCGAATTTCCTGCAATTCCGGCTTGGTAAATTCCACTGAAAACAGAAAGGGTCTCTGTGGGCGTCAACAGACCAGCAGAATCCAACGTCGAGTCTTCTGGGTTTTTTACAATTAGGACAAAGCCCAACATTGCCCCGTCGTTTTGTTCCCCGTTGCGCGGAAAGAATTCTTCTCCTTGTTCTCTTTTGATGTTGACATTGCCCAGCCAAAACGGGTCTCCGCGCAGTCGCAAGCTAACACTCACCGGTGGCCGTGTTTGTTGGCTGGCCGCATTCACTTCCACTGTCCTCGCACCGCTTGCTTGGATAACTTGCCTCGGGGTCGCCATGTGAGTGCTACTCCCGCGAAACGAAGAGTTGTCTATGTAAACACGATGTGCCGGCACCCTGTTAAAAAAATAATCTAGTTGTGGAGGAATTTCTTCTGCCAGCCTGTTTTCATCTCCTGGGGACGCGGGAGACAGTTGTCTTCCTTCCTTCTCATCCGATATACTGGCACGAAGTTCATTGGGATTTTTTGATTGAACGTTTACTTGATCTTGGTTTGCTCTTGATGACAGTGGGGTATGGCTAAATTTTGCTCCACCGGGACTCAACAACTGGTAGAAGTATCTGTTTATATCAAAAGATATGTCAATAATATCTGTATTTTTTCCGGTATAAAGAAAATTATATTCTTTTGCGATATCTATGACCCCGTGACCATTTCCTTGGTCGATATTTTGATTAATTCTTGTGTTAAGACCGTTCCCCCACTGTTTGGTAATAAAATACGCTTCGATGTTGACAACTCTTTCTCCAGTATGAGAAAACTCATTTGTTCTTTCGGTTATGAACTCGACATCGAATGTTGGAAACCGCAGACCGGCCTCCTCGGCACCGCCGGGCCCCTGTGGTCGCTGCTCTCGCAGAATTCTTTGCTGATTTTCTGGCGTGAATTCCATCAACAAGAAGCTTCGAAACAACGCGGCGGCCGCATCGGACAAAATTGTTCCTTGGGCAACGCGAAACTCAAGATTACCCCTAGTGTTTTTCACTAGACCATTGAAGTTTGGAAGCTCGGTGTTGATTTTTAAATTTTCAAACCTTTGACGCATCACCGTATCCGCCGGATCATATCGAAAAGTTAAATTGTATGGCAGCGGATCATCGCTTGGCCCAGATGAGCTTTGTGGCTTGTGGCTTTGATTGAAAGCGCCGGCCAGCAGCCCGAGCGCATTTTGAAGAACCATGTTGTTGGTTAGTTCGATCGTTGCTGCGTTTGCGAACCGGAGCGCACCAGAACCGCCAACTTGTGCAAGACCTTGGTTGGATGCGGGCACTAATACAAACTTGTATTTTGCTCCAGACGAAAGATTCGAGGTGTCGATTTCGATATCGCTCAGGACAAAAGCACACTTCCATGGCTTTTCCAGAATTTTCACCGGTTGTCCACCGCTTTCATACCCAACATAATTAATTTCAAGGATAAAACGGATGTCCCCCCAGCTAGATAGGCTGTTTACTCCTACAAGATTGGGAATTATTCTCTCCAAGAGACTAAAGCCTAAGTGTTCTTGGATGGAAACTTCTGCTTTTACCGGTATTGTTGCTGCTCGCGAGAGGGTGGTGGCAGAAAGTGGGGTGAGAACATGCTCAATGACCACTTCGTCGACTGTAAATTTTGCAGTGCGACCAGTTTCCGCGACTGTTATTTCACCTCCTTGTCCGGTGGGCGTGGTTGCCTTGAAGGTGATGATTGGTCTAATGTTTTCATATTCATCAAGAACGTTGTTCCGGAGACGTTTTCTGACTTGGCGCCCGGACCTGGAATACCCTCCTCCGCGACTTCCTGTTTGTTGCCCAGAACCGGTTCCCCTACCACTCCCTCCATCGGCCCCCGTTCGCCCGGGTCTGCTTTCTTCTTCTGAAGCTGCCTGTCTTCCTCTACCGGAACCACCGATGCGACTTCCTCCTTCGAAGCCGCTCAGGCGCTCTGGAAGATCTTCTCCGGTTTGCTGTCGATAGACATTGCGAACGCGCTCACGATGTACCGAGCCCGCGTCGGGATTTGATCTAACCGCCCCCACCCCGGCGTTGTATTTTTGCAATGCAAGCGCAGGATCTCCGTTCGACCGCCGGAGCATTTCTTCAAAATATTCTGCAGAAAATCTCAGGTTTTCGTCTGGATTGGTCAGATCTGAAAACGAGATTGGTCGAATCCCATAACCCGGACTGCGACCGGTCGATGGCAAGATCTGTCCTAGGCCGATTTCTCCACTTCTTCCGACGGCCTGTGGATTCCAGCGCGACTCGACTTGGATAGCTGCTGCAAAAACACTTCTGAAATTTGGATCTCGCGCGGCCTGAGACTCCGTTGCGCGCAGAAAAG